CCAACACCCGCAGAGAATGTTTGGAAACCACTAACAGCACCACCAAGAGCAAAATCAGTTGTGCCTGTTGTGGTAGTAGTTTCCTTTACCCGATCAGCAAGTACAAGTGCCATGATTAACTCAGAGTTATGTCAAGATCACCAGCAGGGATACGGAAAATATCACCTGTATCAATTGTTTTGTTTACTGTCAAATCTGCCCAAGCTAAAAGATTACCTGCAGTTGAAGCGTCAAATACGCCAACAGCAACAATCGTTCCCCATGAGGCAGTAGCGGCAGTAAACTCTACTGCAGCAGAGTTAGTACATAACGTACTTGTGCCACTGACAGTAAATGCCACAGATACACGGGCATAACTACCACCAGACACTTGAGTGCCACCACCAGCATCAGTAGGTGCGGCAGTATACAAACCCACATACATAGTAGCTGCAGGTGTATAAGTAGTATTGGTAAATGCGTGTTTTAGAAGCTTATCTTCTAAGTAATCGGAAAATGAACCAGCCATATATCACCCCAAAGATCGGGCACGAACAATCGGAGTAGAAGAAACAGATGCCCTTTGATCTGCTACTTCTATGTCGCCCAAGGAGTTTGTGTACAACGTACTCCATGTGGCAAGACGCTCATCATCTTTCAAATATGGAGTTGCCTCAACCAATGCACCATATAAGTACAAGTCTGGGGCATAAGCAAGAAGCCAGTTGCTTGTGTTTGAATCACTCAACGCAGGAATCTTACCATAATATGTAAGTTCACCTGTATAACTACTATCTGGAGTTGCAATTACTTCTAATTGAGTACCGACAATAGTGTAATATTTTGGTTGACCAGCAGCAATGAATGAGTCCTGACGCAACAAATCACCCTGCTTTTCAGTAATAAACTCAAGATATGTAATTGGGTTTGTATTTAACTGAAACTCTTTGGCTTGTAAAAAGTCTGATGGGAAAGCAAAAAATGCCGTATCTAAAGTGGCAGTAGCCCGTTTTACCATCTGGCGAACACGCAATTTACGATTAAATTTTGCTTCTGCAATAGAGATAAAACTAGGAATAATAGAAGTCAGGTCATCCCGATTCAAATAATCAGCAATCGTTGTCTTCAGTCCACTAAAGGTGTCAAGTGCCATTTTCTACATCCCTGCACATTAATGTATGCTCATGTTTATATTCAAATGTGCCAATGTGAAATATCTCTTTTGATAGATCTTGGTCAACATAAGTTTTATGCCCATTCTGGGCGGCTCTACGGCAAAACCATACATCTTCACCAATGTAGTCTTCCGCAGCAGGAACCCAAGGGATAGCAAACCAAGGATATTCCATAGATTTATAGACTTCGGATTTGACAAGCATTACGCCCATCCCGCAGTAGTCTACTTCAACAAGTCCTGTTGAATCATCGTCAGTATATACCCGATTGATAAATGTTGCATCCATATCTGGGGTATTTTTCTTTACCGCAATAGGCTCAGTTGGAAATCTACGCTTGGCATAGTTTCCACAAACAATACCTGTATCGTGTTTCAGTAAACGAATGATGGAATCCTTTGGAAACCTCATATCGCTATCTAACCATAGGGTATGCGTACATTCAGCCGCCACCGCATCCCTAGCCAAATCCTGACGTTGTGCTGACAACAATGTGCCAGAGCTAGTGTAGATCACTACTTTGTGATTTGTTGTACCTACAGTAAATCCAACTAGCCTAGCTAAATCAAAAGCAAATCCAGAGTTAACAAAATCCCGTGTTGGAACCAAAATTCCAATGGTCTTACTATCCATTAAACTTCTCCAGGTCTTGTGCGAAATGCACGATTATCAGGGTCATTTAACCAACGCTTCATGTAAGCTTGGTCATCAAGTTTGCCTTCGGCTTTCATCTGATAAAACAATGCCATAGGAATAGATGCAACATGGTGCATATCGCCCTTCCAATTGGCCTTCTCATCAAATGAGTTAAATCTATCTTTATTACTTTCAACTACTTGTGTAGCATCAATAATGGTTTGTATGGTTGCCTCATCTTTGTCATTGTCGTAATGCCAAAGTTTCTTGGTTCCCATCTCTTGGTTTATGTCAAAGATTTTTGTAGTCATAAAAAAAAGGGTGGGTTATTAGCCCACCCCTTTGTCTTCAGATTAGGTCTGAATTGTTGAGTTCAAGTCATAGACTGCGCCATGAGCTTTCTCATTTTTAATCTTCAAGCCCCACTCACACAAGAGCATACGCTTCTCGGCATCACCTGTCTTAGCCAGTTCAACTGTCTGGAAGGGACGCAGGAAAGCAACTGATGCGTACTCAGGATCAAGCACAAAAACATCACGCTCACGTTGGAAGCGGTTAGCAACAATGCTCACGTTACCAAAGTCGGAGACATAAATGTCAGCAGCGCCAATGATGGTAGAAGGCTTTGCACCTGTAACATTGAAACGCTGACCAGCAATGCCAGCCATCTTAGACAAGTTCTGTTTGTTAACAGGACCAGCCATAACGATGGAAGGAGCACCACCTTCTGTCCAAACCTTCTGAATTACGTCTTTCAGCAATACTTCGCTGAATGAACGCAAGTTAGTTGTTGTGGCATCTGTACGAGCCGCATCAGGAATGGTTGTGTATGAAGGATCACCACCGCCAGTACCTTCGTTAGTATTGGTCTTCAAGAAGGCCAACAATGCACCTGTTTTACGAGCAGCAGATGTGGAACCAGCGGCAGCGGCTTGGTTAGCCAACATTGTTGACTCCATGTCACGCTTAATTTCCGCAGATTTTTTGGCCATTTGGTAGCTCAATTCTGAGCGACGACCTGCCTTGTCAACAGCTTCCAAAGTACCAGCAATGATTACATCCTTACGGCTAATCTGGGTGTAGTTGCCCAAACGAACAGTAGCTGTAACTGCTGTGAAAGAAGTGATGTCATCGCCTTCAATCTGTGCATTGGTTGTGCTGGCAGCAGCCAGGTCATCGGTTTGCCACTCATAGAATGTATTGGTGACGTTCTCACGACCAATGTTAGACATGAATGGTGTTTCTTCTGGTGAAATCTGATAGATAACATTCGAAAGATCTTCCCGAACGCCTTTAGCGTCAAATCGGGTGTACGTGTTTGTAATAGCAGCCATGATAGGTCCTTAAATAAATTTCTCGAAAAGGGATGCGGCATCTCTGACGCTTCCAGTTTGTGCAAGACGTTTTTTTGCGTTATTTATATCACTCGACTTAGAACTTACGCTACCCGCTGAACCAGAACTGACCATCTTTGGTGCTTTCTTAATCTTCGCTTGGAATTCTGGACGCTTGCTCATCATCTGGTCATACTTCCACGCCTTGTGGAGTGCTAGTAATGCCCTTGAATCGCTAATGCTGTTCAGTTCCTGCTCGGTAAAACCCAAATTCTGACCATATTCCATTAAAGCCTTACCTTCTGCTTTAGCTTTCTCTGGAGAACTCCACTCTGGAATCTTCTCTTTCAATATTGCAGTTTCCTGCGCTAAAACATTTTGTATATGCTTTTGGCTTTCAACTTGACGCATTTGGTTAAGCCTATCTTGCTCTGCTTGGACTGCGTATTTCTGTTGTTGTCTGCGCTGGTGTGTTGTCCATTGACGGGCATACTCAGTCGGATCTTCAACTTCTAAACGATTCCAATCAGGCTCTTGTGGCTCAAACTCCTGCAGTTTCTGCTGTAATTGTCCTAACACCTGTGAATATTGTTCACGCTCTACACGTACTTGCTGAAACTCAGACTCGACTAATTTGCGCTCTTCTGCTAGTTTCTGCGTTTTCCGTGTGTAGTCAGCTTCACGTTGGTAGCCTCGGATCAGTTCTTCCTTTGGGACTTCGATTTCTTTGCCATCAACTTTGACGACAAACTTCTCATCCCTTGGAGCTTCTTCTTCAGCTTCCTCTTCTTCGCCTTCTACTTCCTCGGAAGGTTCCTCTGCTTCTTCTTGCAATTCCGCAGATTCCACTTCCTCAGACTCAGGTTCGGCTTGCGCCTCCTCTGGTTGCGCCTCTGCACCAGTGTCAACACCCTCTTGGGCGTCTAGCATGGAGGCAAAGCTTTGCGCTGCTTGGTTTACTGTAATCGAACCGACTGCACTTGCGTTATCGGACATATTTACCTCTTAGTTTAACAATCATTTGTTTGGGGGTCTACCCCGTCTGCGAACAAGGGCAACTTCTGCCATCTTGCCCGTATCCATAACAGAACGTAACTTAGCTCTCAGAATATCTACTGTTGTCAGAAGCAAGTAAGCTTGCTCTCTAACTGGTCCTTCCATTAGTTTGGAAGAACGTATCTCACGATAACAGTCATCTTCTATTCGCTTAAGCATTTCATTTAGAAGTTCATCTTCTAAAAGTAACTTAGCTCTGTCTCCTCTTGCGAGGTTAATTTCTAGATCGTCCATTTACATCATTGGTTGGGGCTGTTGAGGGACTTGCGCCTGGTTCATTGCAGCCTGTTGACGGATAATTTCTCGGTCACGATTCATGGCGGCATCTATTTCCGCACTTTGAATTTGTACACCATATTTCAATTCTAGCTCATATCTACGCAAAATACCATCTTGTTCAATACGATCACGCTCACGATCATCAGACATAATCATTCTTTCACGATCTAACTGCAGTTCAGCAGCCTTCTTTTGAATGTCAGCTTGAATAGATTGTGCTTGTACTTGAGCCAGCATTTCCTCTGGCGTAGGCTTTGGAGCCTCTGGCTCTGGTAACTGAAAATCAGCAGGTAACTGGTTAAAGTAGTTCTGTGAATCCTTAATACCTGCCAGTTGTAACATCTTAGTTAATGTATTGGTGTATTGTGGTATTGATACAACAGGATTATTAGGACCTGTCTTTTCAATCAGCATTTCCTGACGCATAGCCACTTGATTCAGAATATTGATTCTGTCTTCAATAGTGCCATCGCCAACACCCACATTAACTGTTACATCCATCTTGGAGTCCCATGAACGGGGGTCAATTGGTACGAATGTATTACGCAAACGAACCATTCTTGCACGATCTTGATTCTCGACTACCAACTTCAAGATGCCAGTAAACAACTTACGTAAACCAGTTTCAGCAAAGATACGGGCAATCATCTCAATGTGCTGATGGGCGGCATTGACTGTTGCGGATACTGCGGCTTTGGTTGTACTCTGTAAAGCATCTGCATCTAACCCTGCAGCGGCCTTGGAAATGCCTGTACGGGTCTGTTTAATGTCATCCAAGTAGTCAAGCATTGGGAAAGCAGCTTGTCCAACAAATGGAGTTGTAAACGGCTGAACCATGCCTGGTGCTCTCATGCGAATAACAGCACCAACTTCAGTATTCAACACATCTTCCATGTTGGCCTGACCCTCAACAATAGCTGTACGGGGGTGGATAGCTTGAGCCAAAGAGTCCAAGATGCCACGTTGGACATTGGACTTGATACGCTGAATATCCATCACTACGTCAGCAGGACACATACCAAAAAAGGTATGGGGTTCTGGATCTGGACAGAAGTCTGCAAACTGTCTTTCATCAACAATTTCGTTACGCAGAACTTTGTTGCCTGTGCCTACAGTACAAATCCTACGCATCTCAGCAATGCCATCTCCATCAAAGTCTACCTTTAAGTAGCCCTCAATATACATAACACTCTTGCTAGATGGATCACCATTGTTTGCGGTACTGATTACGGCAAACGGGTTGCGGGATGTGTACTCTTGGTTGTTGTCAAAGTCATTACCATTGCCAGCAACTTCAACCATTTCATCATAGTCATATCCCATAGCGACTAGATCGGAAACAGTCTTCATAGTCCTGTGGCCTACAAAAGTAGCTTCATCAATAGACTTGGCTCTTCGGTCAATCAAGAACTCTTCTGGGGGCAGAGCTTCAATCTTTACCTTACCAGACTTAATTCTGCGCTTGATCTCCACATCGTACATCATGGGTGGTGGAGTCATAATGCCTTGAGCTTCATTCATTGGCTCAGTACCAGGCACTGGATATTCACGCACCGCAGAGATCTCTACGTCTGGATCTTCTGTCAACATCATCATGCTTTGCTCATCAAGCATAGAGAATGACTCAGCTTTGACTTCTACGGATTCATCCCAATAGTATTTAACGATACCGCACTTGCGTACTAGAGCATCTTTAAAAGCAGAGTGAAGAATCTTAAAGCCTGGGTTATCACGCTTGAAGATGAAGTCTACATAGTCTGTAGCTTGTTCAGCATTCTGAACATCCTCTGGTCCTTGTGGGGTGAACTCAACCACACGCTCTGGACCAAAAAAGATACGCATCAAGCTTGGAAGAATACCTTGTACTGTATCCCGTACATCCATAGAAACTACTTGTGAACGTCCTTCTTCTTCATCACCAAAAGGTGATCCATAGTAGTATTCAGTAGCTAACGCACGATTGCCACCAATGTCATCATCAATGTAGGAGATTGCATCTGTAATCTCAGCAGAGATAACGCCTTGAAGTTGCTCTTCAGACATTACCTCATCACCCTCCATCTCGCCCTGCATTGTCTCAGCCATCAACATTGGATTATCTTGTTGCATTATTCTTCTCCATCTTCCATGTCATATTCGGTCTTAGCCATCATCAACATATTAGATTGATTCTTGGTCATCTTCTGGGTGATAGGGCCACCAGATAGCCATGCTGAACAGGTACGCTCACCTGCACACTTAAAGTCAAACAGTTCACAGTAGCCTAGATTAGCCGCACCCTGTACATCTTTGGCATAGCCATCAGTCTCTTCATCAATACCTTTGAGGATGCAGTCTAGCATCTCAGGAGTCTGGATAAAGGCAGCGCAGTTACCACAACGCATCTCTTGTACTTCATCAATAGATACTGACCACATATCCGCAAGGTTCTGCCAGTATTCTTCGTTTTCTTCTTCTGGGTTAGCAGGACCATAGTCAACATTTTTGATTGCCCAATTACGATTCTTTAAGTTGAACTTAATATCATAAGTAGCGGTTGGGCATTTCATTTTTTCTTCGCAGTCTTGGCTGCTTGTTTAAAGTCTTTGGCAGTAGGTGCGCCCTTAGTGCCAGGCTTACGCATCTTCTCTTTGGAGCCAGCCTTAATGCGTTCTTGTTTAGCATTAATATTGGCATAGAGTCCAGGCTTCATAACAACTCCGTAACGCTGATTGTTGAAGCAGTAACACCAGAATCTTTAATAACGGCAATCTTGTCACCAGAAGCAACGGGGAAAATTTCACATGTATTGTTTGCCAACATGGGGCTTGTCGTAATGCTTGCTGTTGGTGCAGAACCAATCTGTATATGACTATGACCTAATGAACAAGCAACTCGAACATGAGTTGTTGAGGCCGCAAAAGCGGTGCTTGCAACACTAGAATTTGTTACTGTAAAAACTTGAGTAGTTCCAAGCCTAAATACATTAGGGATGGTATTTCCATTACTGTCTCTAGTTAAAAAGGCCATGATTTTTCCTTAAATTACTTTTTGCTTCGGTTGGTTGCAGTTCTACCACCACGTTTGGGCATAGCACGAGACTCGCTCATTGCAATAGCGACTGCTTGGTCACGGGATTTAACCTTTTGACCAGAGGAAGACTTAAGCTTTCCTCGCTTGTATTCACCCATTACTTTGCCAATCTTGTTGGCAGCATCATCCATATTCATAGGATTCTCCTAACATAGGTAGCGTGATATTACCATATTTAAAAAAAAGAGCTACTTGCTTAAGGTAGCTCTAAAATGGCAACGGCAATCAGACCAATCCTCGGATCAACCTTTTAATCGGTTTTCCCCAAGATAGATTAGATCCCCAAGAGATGGTGGCGGCATCGGAGGCAAATGTCAACACAAAAGCATCAGCCATGTCAGGAGATTTCAATCCCCGCCTTCTAATATCGTCTTTAGACTCAATCTTTATCTTGCCATTAGACGTAAAGGTGTACCTTACTGTCGCCAGTTCAGCAATGAAATCCTCATTATTGGGTATCTTGCAGTCCCGTTTCTCTAGCCAGGCTTTGGTTTTATGCCAGAGTTCAGCCCTTAAGTTCAAATAAGTACCACCCATAGCAGGACTTTCTGACACGTTAATACCACGGGCAGGTAGTTTTAGCTCTCTGAGTCTGTCAACAACACCTGCTCCAAGGCCAATAGAGTCAACCAGAATCTCTGTAGGTCTAGTTTTGTGGTCACAGGCTTCGTACTGAGCTACCACTGCACCAGTTAGTTGCATCAGGTCTAGGTTTCTCCAACGCTCTAGTGTATGAACCACATTGGATTGACGCTTACACAGAACTGACGAGTCAGAGCCGAACCTAGCCACATCCAATCCCCAGACAATCGGAGCGTCTTCATAGGCTCTTGTGTCTCTGTGTTTGGCAGACTCCAGTAGTTCCATAGGGATAATCGTGTCATCATCACTCCTTGGGAATTCACCAAGAACCCTGATTCTAAAAGCATTACTTTCCTCGCCATAGCGGGATTTCATGTCGTCAACGTACTCTTTACTGACCCGAGTAGAGTCAATACAGGATACCCGTCTAGTCCACCATTCATCCTTTAGACGATTGTGTGTGTCAAAAAAGAAGCCAGAAGAACGTACGGGGTTGCCTAACAGTATGGTCAAAGCGTTATGCCCAGACATAGAACCAGCAGCGGCCTCAAATACTGCCTCTGGGACGCCAGAAGCCTCATCTGCTACTAGCATGACGTTATCAGAGTGGACGCCCTGTAAAGCTTCTGGTTGTTCAGCCCTAGATGTTCGAGCAGAGATGAAAGCCTCGGTAGCGGAAGCCTTTAGCTCGATCCTCTCTTGTTTGACATCAAGTAGGTCTTGGATAGGTTTAGGTAGTTCTTTGACCCATCTCTTTAGTTCGGCAAACAAAGCGTCATATAGTTGGGCAGAAGTAGGTGCTGTAACCACTACCTTGACGGGATATCTGGTCAACAAGAACCAAAGCATTGCCCAAGAAGCGGTAGTGGACTTACCGACTCCGTGACCAGAACGGATACTAATCTTACGCTCACCAGTAGCTACAGCGTTAAGAAAGTCTTTCTGCCAATCATCAGGCTCTACGCCTAGAACCTCTTTAACGAACAGGGCAGGATCATTTCTATACAGGGTAATGAACTGGATAAATGGGTTATTAGCCATTGTTTTCCAAAGTTGTCACTACTTCAGCCTTACCCATATGCTTTAAAGCTTGGAGGTGCAGATCACCCAAAGAGATATTAACTTGGGTTTTAGCAGTGTCTCCGTAGTTCTCAGGGTCTAACTTAGAGGCCATCCACTTACGGGTATCAACTTGCAGCCTGGCTTTGTTGACTCCTGAGTTACTTGTCTCATCCGCTTCATCAGCAATCTCTAAAGCCTCTTCTGCCAGTTTCTCAGCCTTTAGCTTACGTGCAGCAAGCACTGCATCCCTTCTCTCATCCGTATGGTTTATCCAGAAAGAAAGCATAGGTCTAGAACACTCTATGAACTCTGCCAAGCGTCCAATGGTCATTCCTTGGCTAATGTGTGCAGTAACGAATTCAATGCCTCCTAGCTCTTCTATCTTCTTCTCCAACGCTCTCCTCATCGGGAAACCAGCCATATCTACTCCTTGATTTAATGTCTACAAATTCTAAACTATAAAAAAAATTTTGGAAGGACTGTCTTTGCTGATTTGATGATGGGTGGGGGTGTATAGCTCAAGTTGTGTATCGATAGGTGTTTATGTCCCCTGCCACAGCACCCCCTCACTTTTACTCAAGGGGGGGGTAAACCCTACCCTTACGTACTAACCCTTAAGGGTAAACCCATAGGTAGAAACCCTAATAGGGTAAACCCTCATGTATAGATATACAGCATAGGGTAAACCCTTAGATCGAAGGTTATGCAAGTTTTGCATAGTTTGTCTCACTGGCGCAAAGAGTATTAATAGATCAGTCTCTGTAGAGTTTCTAATTAGGTTTCTAGGTCTAGGTCTATCAATACCCTATCCCTTGTTCTATCCCTTGCTATGCTTATCTAATCCCCTTATCTATCCCTTATGACAATGGAAGCCATTGCATTGGGTTATCCCTTCTTTTCTTTTTTCCATTGTGGCTACAAAATCAAACTGTAAACCTATGTTCTAGGGGTTTGTACTCATAGGGTTTTGGAGGGGTCTTACAAATCAACAACTTGCGAGAGTTGGCACGATTCTTTCGCGCTATATATGTGAGAGGGTAGATTTTTACTCTCTCTCTTATCAACTCTCAATAGGTGTTACATGACTCTACAAATTGAAATTAAACGGGTTTATGGCAATGTTGTTGCCTACCCTATCTGTAACCAGGCGAAGCTCTTTGCTTCCATTGCTGGTACATCTACCCTAACCTCCGCTGCTCTTAAGAAAATTCAAGCTTTGGGCTATTCCTTTGAGTGCAAAACCTATGACATTCAAGAGGTGATGCAATGAGAAATTATCCAAACATTGAACGATCGGCTTTTCGTAAAGGTGAATACGTGGGCTATTGTGAGGGGAAAATTTATCGCATAAGCAAAACTAATAGCAGCTTTGGCACATGGTTTGCCCATGATCGGGATAACTATAACGATCAAGTTTTTGCATTTGGCCTTGAATCTATGTCTATCAAATTGCAAGCAAAAGAGGTGACGGCATGAGGTTCGCATTTATCCCTAAAGTTCAATACAAAATTGGACAAGTTATCCAGGTGCATGGGCAATCAATGCGTGTTGAAAGTTACACACACACGGGGCGTAACCTCATTGCTTGCACATTAGACGGCTCTCCAAAGTTTGAGCGCATCGCTTGCATTTGTACAGATTCTCCCGCCATTGAGGGCATCACAGCATGAAAAACACTTTTTTAGACTATTTGGCAGCCATTGCCATTGGCCTTACGCTTTGCGTAGGGTTGTTGCATTATTTTGATGTCCTGGTTAAGTAAACACATTTTTTAATAGGTGAAATATGACAATCGAAACTGAAACACGCTTGCAAGATCAAGTGGATCACATTGCACACACAATAACTGACGGCTTTGGCGATGAGGTTAACGTAGATGATGAGCCGATGAGTGCCTTTGACTACTTAACTGACGCTTTGGACATTGAATACATTGTCAATAGTAAGCGTGAATACTTAGGCGCTAGAGTTTTAGTGGCCTTTGGCGGCCCAAATATATGGGTTAACACACGCACCAAAAAAGTTGAGGGCTATTGGTGGGGTGAATACGCCAAAGCTTCCTTTGATGACGGCATTGGCCTTGATGATGCCCTTGAAACTCTTTGGAATTGCTAACATGAAAACATTTCAAATATTTAAAAACGTTTCTTATGAGTATTTCATTGAAGCGGAAACATTAGACGAAGCACAAAATAAGATAATTGAGGAAAACCCTGATTATGAGAGTGAGGAATTGATTGAATGGGTGTTCTTTGATGAGCACAATGGCGAACAATGGAAATACGAACCAGCAAACATTTAAAGGCACAAAATGACTATTAGAAAATTAAAAGATAAACGACACCCAAAGATCATCAATGAGTTTATGATTTATGAGGGAATTAATGACATAAATAGCGTTTTTGGTGCTTTAACTGTACTTGACGCATACATTCAAGGCGATAAATTCCAAAAATATGCAGCAAGCATGGCAATAGATAGCATTAGATCAACTTTATGCGCTGGCACGGGAATAATTGAGGAATGGCTGGAAATTGAGGAGGAGGTTAAACCATGAAAATTGGCAATGTTGTTGCTTATGATTGTGATCCAGCAAGGATCGGAGAGGTTATCAAAATTTCAGTTTGCACCATAAACTGTAAAACCTTTTTGACAATTAAACCTTTTGATAATACTGATTGGGTTTATAAATACAAATGTGAGGTTTGGCTGCTGGCAGATAACCTTTAAGCATTTCCATAAATTCCCGCCTAAAAAGCGGGTTTTTTTGAAAGTGTTTGCGAAGTGAGTGCTCACATCATGCACATTGTTTTAAACGACCTACAATGCGTTTTTGATAGTTTAAGCATAGTAGCCTTGCACTAAGCAAAAAAACGGCTTAAAACGTGTTTTAATGGCTTTCTAGGTGCATTGTTGCAAAGTGTTTCCCGTGATAGTTTGACAGCAAGTGAAGTAAGTGCCAACTTACATAGTTTTGCGAAGTGAGTGCTAACTTACAAAAAACTAAGGGTAAACCCTAATATGAGGGTGTTTTATAAAAAAGTGCCATTTACTTTTTAGAAACACGATTTAACCAATTTTTGGAAACTCAAAGTTTTTGAAACTTTTGAAATTAGAAAGCATTATTATTTTCAGACGTGGTATCAAATAATCTTTTAATCGTATTATTTAAGGCATCAATCTCGTCCATTTTCTTAATATGCCACATTCTCTTTTGTCCATGCCAACCTAATACTGAATTAGTATGGCAATCTTGACATAATGCTATACAGGTATATTGCAGACCCTGTTTGTAATGGTGGGCTTCTGAGGGTCCTGACTTATCACATACTGAACAAGGAAGCATCTTCACCCTTGCTAGGTGTAGTCTTTCCTTTGCGCTCAGTTTGTTGTTCATTGAGTAGCCCTGATTTCCATCCTTGCTGAATACTGGTTGGTTCTCCAGACCTCGATCCTTGCTTGGGCAGCAGTCATTAGCCAGCGGTACTTTTCTTCTTTCTCTACGGCTTGCTTAATTCCCTCAAGAACTTGGATGTACTCTTCATGGGCATAAGCAAAAGTTTCTTGTTTACCCAGAACTTCCGTCCCTGCCTGGCTCATCAAGTGAGCCTTCTTGGACTTTCTGAACTCCTCCAAGTACAAGCGGTCTGCTTTCGCTTGGGCGTACAAGGGTGCGGTGTCGATCAAATACTGAATTGCTTTGTCGGGGCTTATCTGGCTCTCCATGAATCAATCTCCAATGTTTCTCTGCCAATCTGCGGATACCTTCTGACAG